CATCGTCGCCAATGCCCTTGCGGACGATGCGGGCGGAATTTCTGGCGCGGCGACCAAGCTGGATGATGCTGCCTCGCGCGGATCGCCCATGGTCCTTGCAGACACCGGCGATAACGCTCGCGCATTGCTGGCTTCGGCCGCGCGCCGGCAGGGCGCTGGCAAGACTATGGCCAAGACAGCCATCGTGGACCGCCAGAAAGCGCAGATGGAGCGCATTTCCGACGCCGTGCGCCGTGATCTCGGTCCGACCGCCAATCTCAACGAGATGGGGGATGCGTTCATCGAGAAGGCGAAGACCGATGCCGGGCCTCTGTACGAGAAGTTCAAGGCTCAACCTGGCGCCGGCAGTGTTCGCTTGGACGATTTGGAAACGCGCCCGTCGTATCAAAACGGACTAGCGCGAGCCAACAAACTGGCAAAGGAAGAGGGTGTCGATCCTACCGAGTTGGGATTTGTGACCGATGCTGATGGCAACACGACCTTGGCCAAAACCCCGACATGGCAGACGCTCGATTACATCAAGCGCGGCATGGATGATGTCGTTGACGCGAGCAAGAACCCGACGACTGGCAAACTCAACGAACAGGGACGTGCGGTCAACAACACGCTCCGAATGCTGAAAGCCCGCATGGATGCTGCCAATCCGTTCTATGCGGAGGCGCGCGGCGCGTATGCCGGCCCGATGAAAATGCGCGAGGCGATGGACAAGGGCGCGAAGGCGCTCAACCGGTCGCCGGATGATCTAGCAGCTGAGATGAAGGATCTGTCGCCATCAGAACAGGAAATGTACCGCATGGGCCTCCGCAAGGCCATCACGGACTTCCTGGAGACGAAGAGCGACGGGACGGACAAGGTGGGGGCGTTGATCGGCACGCCGAAGCGCCGGTCAGCGTTCGAAAAGGCGTTCGGCGGAAAGGCTGAGTTCCAGCGGTTCATCAACACGCTTCAGGACGAAGAGGCGATGAACCTCACTTATAAGAAGGTGAATACCGGTTCGCCCACGGCCGAAAACCTCGCAACCGACGATTCAATCAAGACTGGTGTCCCGCAGGCTGTAATGGACGCCGGCTTTAGTGCCGCGCGAGGTGATCACATCGGCGCTGTTGGACGCCTTCTCCGCCCTCTCAGCGAGGCTGGAAAGTTTGGCGTCGGAAAGACCGGCGAAGCAACGCGAGATAGCGTTGTGGCGTATCTTACGGAGGCGGACCCTGTCGTCATGCGCGATCTTATTCGCGAGGCTAACCGGCTGCGGGAGGCTGGCAAACTCGCGGGCGGAAAGCTCGTCCAAGGCAGCAAGGTACTCGGCACTCAAGTAGGCCGGGCTATCGGGAGTGTCGTCGGACCGTCCAAAGATCTTCGGCCCCAATAAGCGGTCAAGCGCCCAACTCACGATCCTCATAAGCCCATCTAAATAACACATTGAGCCCGCCATTGCGCGGGTTTTCTTTTGCCTGGAGCAACCGAATGGCAAATCTCTGGCAGCCGTCACTTGTTCGAGTGACGGACGCGAACGGCGTCCCGGTTTCCGGCGCAAAGCTCTATTTCTATGCCACCGGCACCACCACGCCTGCGTCATTCTATCTGGATGAAGCTGGCTTGACGCCAGGCACCAATCCGCTCGTCTCCGACAGTGCCGGCATATTTGTGCCGGCCTTCGTTGACGGTGGGACAACCTATCGCATCAAGTGCACAAACAGCGACGGTAGTTCTACCTTTTACGATGTGGACCCCGTAATCATCTCAGGCAGTGGAGGTGGTGGAACCTACACGGACGAACAGGCACGGGATGCTATCGGCGCGGCACTAAGGGAGGGCGCCGGTGTCGCGATCACCGTTAGCGATGGTAGCGACACAATAACGATTGGCGTGGACGAAACAGACCCATCCGCGATCAAACTCACCGAAAGCTTCGTTGTTGTCTGCTCGGATCAGTCGACCGCGCTTACCGCAGGTTCTGGAAAAATTACTTTCCGAATGCCTTATGCCTTCACCATGACTGCAATACGGGCAAGCCTAAAAACCGCCCAAACGTCGGGCTCTATCTTCACAGTCGATGTCAATGAAGGCGGAACGTCGCTCCTATCCACAAAACTTACGATCGATAACACGGAAAAGACCAGCACGACCGCTGCAACCCCAGTCGTTATCAGTGATTCCAGCATTGCGGACGATGCTGAGATCACCGTTGATATAGACCAAGTCGGTGACGGAACCGCGATCGGTCTGGTTGTTACCCTGATCGGTCATCGCACGTGAGTATGGTGATAAACCCCTTTTGGGGTAGCGGAAGCGGAGAGTATCTGGAAGACGGGTATCTCGGCTATTTCGGGGCCGCCCCTTACGGGTATGCAGGCTTCGCTGACACGAAAAACGCGCTTCCGGTCACCGTTCCATCGCCTGGCGTGTACGCCAAGCGCATTGTTGTTCGTGTCTACAGTTCGACCACAGGAACTCAGATCCGGTCCCTTGTCTACGCGGGCACGGCGCCGACCGCGACGCTCGTCAAGACGGGAATTGACATCACGTTGCCGACCATCGTCGACACTGGCATAGGCGATGCCGGGACTGATATAGACCTTTGGTTTAATTCCGATCATTCATCCATTTATCTCCCTGCCGGCTCCTACCTCATCGGATTCCAAGAGAGCAATACGATTGGGGTGAATGAAGATTCTGCCGGAAATACCACCAAGAATAGCGACACGTATGCGGACGGACTGGATGCCGTCTTTGGCACCGCCAGTCTCGGGGCTGGCACGGCCAAGTGCAAAATGCCTTATTCCGCTAACGGCCCGTAGAGAGGCGTCATTATGATTAGTCTTGGCCTCGGCCCCTCCTGGATAGCTAGCGCTTCCGGCCCGATCCCTGGCGTCACGTATGACCAATATTGGGCGCAGACCGTTCTATTGGTCGGGTTCAACGGCACGAACGGCTCTACCGCTATCACCGATGAAAGCTATTACGCGCATGCAGCCACAGTCGGTGGCGATGCCCAAATCTCTAACACGAAACAGTTGTTTTCCCAGAATGCGGGTAAGTTCGACGGGACAGGAGATTACATCTCGTTCGCCGACAGCCCGGATTGGACGCTGGGTAGCGGCGACTTCACTATTGAGGCGTTCTTTAACGGCAGCAATCTGAGCGATCGACCCCTGTTGAGCATTTACGACGGCACCAGTGGCGCTGGGTCATCGTGGCTCTTGCGGCACATTAATGACAATACCATTCAGTTTGTCTGCTATGACCTGACTGGCAACCCGATAACCACAGCCGCGCAGGCCGTTACATCGGGGAATTGGTACTATTATTGCGTGGACCGCTCGGGCTCTACGTTGCGAATTTACTTCGGTCCTGCCGGCGGCTCAGCGGCAGTCGTAGCAACGCAGAATGTCGGCACGTCTGCGCTTAAGGATGCCACCAGCGCACTCGTTTTGGCGGCTTATGGAGCATCCGGCGGGTACGCCACCGGCTACCTCAAGGAGGTCCGGGTCACGAAGGGTGTGGCCCGCTACGCCAATGGCAGCGGCTTCACTGTGCCGACAGCATCATTCCCTCGCGGCGGCCTTCCGTTCTTCACCGTCAGCCCGACGATCAGCGGCAATTCCTGGGTAGGACAAACGCTCACATTGAGCGCCGGAACCGACAACGGTACGAGCCGGTCCTATCAGTGGAAGCGGGACGGCGTCGCGATTCCTGGAGAAACCGGCACCACGTACGTCAACCAAAGCGCAGACATCGGCCATAGCGTGACCTGTGCGGTGTCAGCTACCAACACCAACGGAACCACAGTCGCGACGAGTAATGCCCTTGCGATCACCGCAAGCGACCCACTTTCCGCAATTAGGGGAAGTCGTTTAGCCTATGTGAACAATGCGAGCAGCGTTGTTCTGACGCTACCGACCGGCTCTGTTGCTGGCGATCTCATGGTTATATTCGCCGGACACGGATTCGGCGTTAACACACCAAGTGGGTGGACGGTGCGAGATGCATCTGCCGGCTCGAACTATAACGGCGGCATGTTCTCAAAGGTGCTGAGTTCTGGCGATATCTCGACCGGATCGGTAACCGTGTCATTCACCGGTGCTTACTATGGAACGGTGATAGGAGTGACGTTTGTCGGCGCCACTAGCGGCTATCGTGACATAGGCGTGTTGCGCAGTAGCACCGGTGCAGCAAGTCGCACCGTTACGACGGGAAGCAGCGTACAGGCCGGAGATTATCTCCTGCTTTTCGGATCAGCACGCGTCAATGCTGCGGCCACCTCATCCTCGCTATCCAGCGCATTGCAGAGCAATACGGCAGTGGAATCGTCGAGCGTCGCAAGGTTCGGCGTTGCGGGAGCGGGCGGCGCGCAATCCGGCACGATCAATTATGCTGGCTCGCCAACGGGCGATTACCAAGCGCTGATAGCGATTGCCCCTTAACGGTCTGAACCCACAGCGCCGCCAGCAGTATCGGCGGCGCGATCCATGACCCGAATATCATCAGTGCCGGCGCGAGAAATGCGATGGTAAGGATTGCCGTTTGGTAAGGTGGACGGTCTTCAGACAGGGCAACGGCAAAACCGAGACAGGCAACCGTCATATCATAGTGGTAGGAGTATGGGGAAATGATCAGTGTGGCGGTTGCGGCAGTGAACACGTTGAATTTACGCGACACAAGCGCGATGGCCGCGAGCGCAAATACGGCTTGTCCGGCCACGCCATAGGTCAGCGCCGGTGCCGCAAATTTCATGTCCATGAATCCGCTGGAGCTCTTAGCCTGAAACAGCATTACGCTTATCCAGCGAGTCCATGCTTCGACGCCAAACGCGAGCACTGACGCGAGGATTATCGTAGATCCGATCAGGGTAGCCGGTACTAGCGCCCGCCAATCTCGGAAGGCGGCAAGGAAGCCGATATGCGGTTTGATGGTGAGCGCCGCCAGCGCCCATGGCCGGCCGTTAAATGCCAGCAACCAGAGGGCACCGATAAATAGGCCAGTCTGTCCGTAGGTGACGCAAATGAGCGTGGCGGGCAGGATCAGCGGCAGCCAACGTGGTGTACGGCCAAGGAAGGGCTGCGCCGCCCAAGTGAACAGCGCGAGCCCGATCAGTGTCCATAGCGCGTAGGCGAGCGCGAAGGGGAGTGTACCAAACGGCGCTAGCAAGAATAGCGTGTGAGGTGGGTAGGGGAACGGCACGCGCAGGTCGAAGCCGTAGAGTTGATGCGCATACGCGGCCAATGCAATCGGATCGTAGACAGCGGCGCCATTTGACCAAGCAAGCCGCCCTGCGGCATAAAATATCCCGAAGTCGCGGTTCGGTAATGACGTGAAATAGATCAAGTCGAATGCTCTAGGCAGTGCGCCCAGCACACAGAGCACAACCCAAAAGTACCAAGGCGGTGCCGCACTTTTGCTTCCGTCCATTTCCGCATGGTGCTTCGGAACCCCGACAGACGCAACCCTCTAACGACCCATGATGGAGAACGCCATGCGCCTAGCATCGGTGAACAAAGACGCATGAGCGCAGGTACGCCAGCCGAAAAGCTCGGCCGCATTGAGGCGATCCTGGAGCGCGTCGAACAACGAACAGCCCGGATAGAGGAAGCGCAGACCAAGGACATCGCGGACCTTGCTGCACTCAAGAACAGGGGCACCGGCATATTGATCGGTGTTGCCATTGCCGCCGGTGTCGTGGGCGCAAAGCTCGCCGCGATCCTTGCCGCGATCACAGCCGCATTCAAATAGCAACAGCATAGGGAGGCTACATGCCAACACCCCCGCTAGCGGACGAATTAGCGTTCGCGGCAGTCGAGGCTGTGCGCGAGCATGGTTCGCAGACAGCCGCAGCGCGTGCGTTGGGAATACCCCGACAGACCTTACAAAGCCGTCTGTCGGTTGCTTCCCGGCTAGGGGAGGCGCCAGGGCACTTCGTCAATGGGGTGGCGCCCGGCTATCTGATGGGCAAAGTCACCGTCCAGCGGGCAGCAGACGGCGCCGTGGAGCGCACATGGGAACGACAGTCGCCCGACCAAGAGGCGACCCGGCTGGCGATGGAATCGGCAGCGGCGGCAATGGCGGAAAAGCTGCCCCGTGTCCGCGCACTCACCCCGCCAGTCGATACCAACGACGCGCTCTGCAATCTCTACGTTCTGACCGATAGCCATGTCGGCATGCTGGCATGGGGCAGGGAGACTGGGGCCGATTGGGATCTCGGCATTGCCGAGCGCGTCCTTACCGGCTGCTTCATGCGCATGGTGGATGCCGCCCCAAAGGCCGCTGACGCTGTTGTCTGCCAGTTGGGGGACTTCCTCCATTTCGACTCCCTTACCGCTGTGACGCCCGCCCACGGGCATATTCTGGACGCTGACGGGCGGTTCTCAAAGGTCGTGGCGATTGCTATCCGCGTGCTTCGCCGGGTGATCGACTACGCGCTCGCCAAGCATGATCGCGTGCATGTCGTGATGGCGGAAGGAAACCACGACGAAGCCAGCTCGGTCTGGCTGCGTCTGATGTTCGCCGCGCTCTATGAAAACGAGCCCCGCGTCGCGGTCAACGACAGCGAATTGCCGTACTACGTCCACCAACACGGCGACACGATGCTGGCGTTCCACCACGGCCACAAGCGCAAGAACGAACAGCTACCGCTGCTCTTCGCTGCACAGTTCCCGACGATGTGGGGTGCCACGACCAAGCGCTACTGCCACACCGGCCACCGGCACCACGAGGAAACCAAAGAGCAGGCCGGCATGAAGGTGACGCAACACCCGACGCTCGCCGCCAAGGACGCCTACGCAGCGCGCGGAGGCTGGCTGAGTGAACGCCAAGCATCGGCGATCACCTATCATAGCCGGTACGGGAAGGTCGGTGAAACGATCGTCACGCCCGAGATGCTGGAGGCAGCATGAGCGACGCAATATCCTATCTCGAACGCGCCGAAGAGCTTCTAGGCGAGCGCGGCAAGACGTACGACACTGACGCTGGCGAGCGGTACATGATCAACGCCGTTACCGCCTTCAACGCGATCACTGGCGGCAAGCTGACCGAAGGGGACGGTTGGTTGTTTATGCAGATCGTCAAGGACGCTCGCCAGTGGCAGCGACCCGAGTTCCACCGCGATAGTGCGGTCGATTGTGTCGCGTATGCGGCGCTCAAGGCGGAAGCGCTCGGCGCCGCCTGACCCAACCCCAAGGACCGCGCCCATGACGCCAGAGCTAATGCTGTGGCGCTCCTATTGGCACGCCCGCCAGAGAAGGCCCTACGAAATGAAGTTCAAGCTAATCGAGGAATGGCGATCGGCGTGGCGCTGGTGGTCGATGCGCCTCGCTGTCATCGGATCGGCCGCCGTCGCCTACGTGCTGGCGTACCCCGACATCCTGCTTTCGACGTTGAACGCGCTGCCGCCCGAAATGCGCGCGGTGTTCCCGCCGTTCATGGGCTTTGCGCTGCTCGCGGTCGTGTCGATCGCTCGCCTCGTAAAGCAGGGGAAGCACGATGGCTGACCGCGCTAAGAAGGCGATCGGCGGCACGCTTGCCACCGCGACCGCTGCCGCCCTCGCTATGGCCGTCGCGTCACTTAAGACCGACGAAGGCAAGCGCAACGTCGATTATCTCGACATCGCCCGCATCCCGACAGCCTGCTACGGCCACACAGGGGCACGGGTGAAGGTCGGGACGCGCCGATCCGACGCAGAATGCGAACGCCTGCTGACCACCGACGCGCAAAAGCACATCAATGGCGTGCTGCTCTGTACGCCGGCCCTTGCTTATCATCCGTACCAGCTCGCCGCCGCGACCAGATTGACGTTCAATATCGGGCAGAGCGCCTATTGCGGTTCTACGATCGCGCGCCGCTTCAACGCTGAGGATTATCGCGGGGGCTGTGATGCCTTTCTCGCGTGGAACAAGGCGCGGGTGAATGGCAAGCTTGTCGTCGTGAAGGGCCTGGCTGACCGTCGGTCAAGGGAGCGGGCTATGTGCCTGACCGACCTGTGATCGGCATCGCTATCAAGCTGGTCGAGTTCCTCTGGCGGAAGTGGCGGGCGGCGCTCTGTGTACTTGTGGCCATCGTCGCGCTCTGGATTGCGCATAGCCATCTTGTGCATTTGGCATTCAATCGCGCTTTTAATGCCGGATGGCAGTCGCTCGCTGATAAGAATGCGGCCAAAGCGGCAAGAGCCATGAAGGTCAATGACGCCGCCAAGGACAAGGCCGCCGTCGAGCGCGTGAACGATACCGCTATCATCTCCACGAAACAGGACGAACGCAATGCCGCCATATCCGCCGCGCCGCCTTCTAGCACTGGCGCTGCTACTCGCGCCGCTAACTGCGTGCGGTGGACGCAACAGCATCCAGGTCGTACCGATCGGCCCGCCGGTTGCTGATATCACTACTGAGATCAAACCAGTGATGCCGGATGCGGCTATAACGGACGACACGGCAGCGGCTAAATACAGCAGCGACGTGGAGGCTTGGGGTGATAGGGGATGGGCCGCTGTGGGCCGCCTCTGTCGTTGGGCTCAAGCAAACAAGATGCCGCACCCGACTTGCCCTGCTCCCTAAGGTGCCGTGGACACGAGGCAAGTAACGACTCAAGCAGAATGCCCACGGC